GAAAATGCCAGGAAATGGATCCTAGCGTTTTCTATTTAGAAAGTTAACTTGTTATTGTTTCGTAGACTTCTTTCCAATTCTTTACTTTGGTAATCTTGTCGTGCTTGAACTTCATATTATGTCCGTGTTCCATAAGGATTGGACTTAGTCCTGCACGTAATCCTGCTTCAGCATTCTCTGGTTTATCTTCAATCCACCAACAGCCCGTGTTACTATACTCTGCCAGTGCTTCATCTTTGTCATCACCAGTGCCTAGAATAATAAACTTTTGAAATGCAGTCTTGCCAAACAGTTTACGCAGATTCATCTTGCGCAGTTTGCCTGCATTGGCATCCTCTGATAGGCTAGTAATACAATGGAACACATATCCGTGTTCTTCGTGTAGTCTTTTGACATAAAACATAGCATCTCTTAATGCAGGCAAGAATCCAATGTGTGCTGAGTTGTTGAATATCTTGATTAGTTTCTTAACCTGTTCTTTTGAGATTCCATAGCGTTCGCCCATTTCGTAGACAAACTGATAACCTTTTACTCTTTCAAAGCCTTGCTCGCCCATCCAAACGTTAAAGGCCCATTCCCAGTCTAATAAGACACCATCAGCATCTACTAGGATAACTTTATCTTTCATTTACACCAACTTTACTATAATGTATATCTGTAAACACAAAACAATAATTGGAACAACGGTTCTAATCAACTCCATAGTATGATTGAACTCGTCTAATTTTCTTTCGAGTTTGTTTCTTTTATTTTTCATACCTGTATTATACAATCAAAGATTGTGAATGTCAAGTCAAAAAGAAAGGATGCTAGCCAAAACTAACACCCTTCCAATTTTAGTATTATTATTGTCGCTATGCGGTCTTCTATAACTCTTCATCCCGAATAGGGAACTTTAATATACTTTCTATTATGCTTACTTGTTTTTGTTGACGAAGTCGTAAAACTTCTCAGCAGTTTCAAGCACGTGATCAACACCAGGAACCTCTGGCATACCTACCTTGGTAGACATCTGTCCAGTTTCTGGATCTCTCTTTGTGCTTACTTCCCAACCAACCCACTTATGCGAATATTCAAATTCTGTGAATTGTTTTGCCAAATCCAAAACTTGCGTTCTGATTTCATAACCATTCTTATTGAAAGTTACCTTTGGCATTGCTTCTTTTACTGCATTTTGCATTTGTTCAGCAGTCTGTTCTGCTGTTTTCTTGAGTGTGTCGAATGACATATTGTTTTCTCCTTGTGTGTTTGTGTGTTTTGTTACCTACTGTAACTCTAGTAATGTAACACTATTATTTATCATTGTCAACGCACTTTATAAAAAAAGTTTACCAAAAAACCGCCCTTACGGCATCTTAAACCATTTATGGTATTATTACTTTTACAACACCTTACCTAAATATTACACTGATCGTAAAACCAGATCAGTTAATAAAGGAGGATGTTAATATGGACATTCTAAATAAAGTGAAGGCTTGGGCCGGTGCCCTAACAGAAGCAGGAGTTAGCCTGTTGTCTCTAGGTATCGTTCTTGAAGTCTTGTTCAACGGACAGAACATTCCGTTCTGGCCAAACATCAACATTATCGGCAATATCCAAAATATTGTTGCAGGATTTTCTGCACAAGGATTAGTTGGTCTTGTTGCTGTATGGGTTTTATATTCTATCTATAACAAGAAATAATATTTGACTCAACTGTAAAGTTGTAGGGGAGTCATCTTGGCGGGCGGCTCCCCTACTCTTTTTTAAAACTTATTTCTTTGGTTTTGGATTAGAAAGATAGTCCGCTTCTTCGTCAGTGTATGGCATCCAGTTAAGTGTATTCATTATATAATACCTCCCCAGAAAGCCGCAACTACTGCGAAGTATCCTACAAGGACTCCTAACATAATAGTTAAAGGTACTGCTGTTTCAAAAAAGTTCTTAAGCATGTGCCTTCCCCTTCCAGAATGCAAACTTCTTACCTTTCATGTAATAGTCACCTGGCTCATACGATGCTTTAATCTTTTTGACTCTTTCAAGTCTACGGATAGCACGTTTGCGTTCCTGTGTTTCCTTAATGCCGTGTAGCATTAATTGTTTTGCTGCTTCGTGTTTACCTTGACTAGCAAGTTGTGAAGCCGCTCTAGCATAGCCTGCTGATTCGCAAGCATTTTTAAATCTTTCCCAAAATAACATTTTATAATCTCCTTTGTGTGTGTATGTTAAGTTCTTTTGTACCCGAACGGTCCGGTAACGACCTGGCGCCTATCAAGTTCCCTGATACGACGTTCAAGGTCAACATGATCAACAGACTTAGACAGATAGTCTTCGTCCCAGTTGCGTTGCGAGTAAGTGAATAGTTTTTTAAGGAAGTTAAGCATTTATGCCACCTCCCTACGGACATATGCAGGTCCGTTTAGTTCGCGATAGTTTGGTGCCCTACCATTATTAGTGAGCATATAATTGTAGGCAAACTGCCAATCTTTTTTGTATTCGTTTTGGGCCCAAATCTTTAGTTGATCACGGTGGCTGTTAGACATAGCCGAGCCGCGTTTCATCCAAGACATCAGACCACTCATTAAGTGTGTCATCTTTTTCTCCTTTGATGTATGGATGCTTAAGGTTAGCAATACCCCGGAACTTCCCCGGCGGTGCAACTGCCTTTGGCAGTCGTCAATCGCTTGTAACGCATGGATAATGCGCCAGTCTATCCTGGTGTCTGTGAGTGAAATAATGCAGGATCACTGCTCTATTCACCTTTATTTATACTAATATAATGCATCGCAGCAAAAAAATCAACCTATTTTTGTGCATGGCTGTAGTGCTATTTTTGCATGAGTGCGTCAACTAGAGGTTGACAATAGAAATCAAGGTGTATATAGTTTGTTTGCAAAAAGGTTAAATACAAGATATAGGATATAGATATGAAAGTAAAAACTAGGTCAATTTTACAGGAACTTAATGCAATCGCTGATAGAAAGGATTCAGAAGCGATTATAGAATCGCGAGCAACAAATATCCTTAATTCTGCGATAAATCTTGTTGAACTCATACACAAAACATATGATGAAGAAACAGCACTGGACCTAGAAAGAAGATTCATAAACAGCATAAAGGGATCGGATCCATCTAAATTTAACAGAGGTATCCGCAAGATAACAGAATCAAAGAGAACGAAGAAGAGCGATGACACGAACATTACTTAAAGAAGGCGGAAACATATTCAAGGATGCCGAGGGCAAACCCGCAACACAGAGAATTCAGCAGGCTGACGTCATTCCAACACTGCAATGGTTGGAAGGCATCGTTGACCTAGAACTTACCGACAACATGCTCGGAACCACGGGCAAGAAAGCAGACAGCGGCGACCTAGATGTTGCAGTTGACAGCACTAAGACAACCAAGGGAGATTTGGAAAGCAAACTAGCAGATTACGTTACAAAGAATCACGAAGGTGAAGAAGTTAAACAGTGGATCAGAAAGTCAGGCATTTCTGTCCACTTTAAAACTCCAATCAAGGGTGACCCTGCGAATGGTTTCGTGCAAACAGATCTAATGTTTGGTGATCCTGAATGGATGAAGTTTAGCCTACAGGGAAGCGGAGAGGGTAGCGCATTCAAGGGCGTTCACAGACACATCCTGCTTGCCAGCATAGCGAAAACCAAGGACATGAAGTGGTCAGCAAACAATGGATTAATAGATAGAGAATCAAACGAAGTAATCACAAAGGATCCTAATCAGATTGCAAAAACTCTGTTGGGTCAAACGGCAACACCATCAACACTTGATTCGGTGGAAGGCATCATCGGCTACATCAAGAAGTTACCCAACTATGAGGAACTGGTAGCAGATGCACGTGAAACATTTGAGAAGGATGGACTTGAACTTCCAGATCCAAAAAAAGTTGAAAGTTTCCATCCTGGTTCGATAGGTTGGATGAGACAGATGATAGATATTGTCAATGAGGATTAGCGAAGTATTAGACATAAGATACAGTGCATTTGAGCGTCCAGGCAAGATGCATGTCATAGGCGATGTGTATGGTAAGAAGAACTTAAAAGTTCCACATGCAAAATACGTCGACAAAACAAACAGACAGAAGAAATTAATTAGGAAACAAAAATGAAAGGTGTGTTCGGCAAACCCTACATCTGCATGGATGAATATATCGACGTTGACGGACTTAAGAATATAGTTCCTGATATTAACTTCGGGCTAGCGAAAGCACACAAGTCTAAAAGGTTAAACTACGGCATCGAAAATCATGACGAATATTACGAGCCGGGTGAAGTTGGCAGTGATATAAAACATGCATTCAACTATTGGAAGGATAAGGAAACTGATCCTAAATTAAAAGAATACGGAAAGCATTTACATGATACAGATATGCCCGCTTTTCATACTTGGTTAATGTATCAATATGATGTATTTGAATTATTACATTATATGGTAATAAGAGAATTTGACAGAAGCATTAACGATACTTACTTTCCATATGATTACAATATTGATAACCCTTATACTTGTAGATGGAATCCAGAAGCAGAGCATTTTCCAAGTTTAAAAAAATGGGCTGAACAATTACCTTTTGAAAAATTAGGTCCCATAGTTATTCTTTTAAAAAATGCTAATGTTGAAACAGTAAGGCACAATGATAAATTTAAATTTAATAAAATATATGATCATGAAGAGCATTTTATATGGTGTGATCCAAGGGGAACTAATAGTTTATGGATCGAAGATGATGCCGAAAACAAAATATCAATGGAGCCAGGAACTTGTTTTTATTGGAACAATCACGATTATCACGGTGGCTGGAACCCAACTTATAGGGTAGATTATAGCATTAGAATAGAAGGTGTATTTAAAAAAGAACTACGAGATAGGTTAAATAACATATCATGAGAGCATTTGAATTTTTAACAGAAGCAAAAAAAGTTGGCAGAGAATTTAATCATCTGGAAGACCTAGTCTTCACGAATCCAGATGATGGTGCCAAGCGTGCCGTTCAGATACTCAAAGATATGGAACAGGATAGTTCGGACGTTGCGATCAAGTGGGACGGCAACCCTACAGTGTATTGGGGACGTGATGACGATGGAACGTTCCGCATGGTAGGAAAGAACAATTGGGGCAGAGAAGAAGGTAAGAGCAGCAGCCCGCAAGAACTAGAAAAGTTTATACTAAGCAGAGGCAAGGATGAGGACTGGCGTGAAAAGTTTGCAAGTGATATGGCAGCACTTTGGCCCATCTTCGAAAAGGCAACACCTTCAGACTATAGAGGATATATCTATGGTGATTTGCTGTATCATCCTGGCAAGCCATATGCTGGCAGTGATGGCTCAATAAGTTTTACTCCTAATCAAACAACCTATAATGTAAGGGCAGATAGCAACATAGGAAGACGCATAGGTAAAAGCAAGGTTGCGGTTGCCGCACACAATGCCTACGAGTACTTCGGTGACAAGAGCGGAACACCCATAGAGGATGTAAAACAGTTTAATGGCACTAGCGATCTAGTAGTGCTTGGACAGCAGTATGTTTCAAAATCTCCTGCTGTGAATGCTGATAATCTAGGCAACATAGAAAAGGTAGCAAACAGGGCACAGGGAGATATTGCTAAGTTCTTTACTCCACAGAAAGGTCTGAGCGACCTCGCAGACATATTCTATACATACATTAATCAAATGAGCCGTGCCAAGAAACTGGAGGACCTAAATCTTAACAGTTTCCTCAATTGGCTTCAAAATTCAAAGGTATCAGCCAACAAACAGGAGAAGATACTAAATATTGCTAAGGAACAGGAACAGGTAATGAAGGACATCTTCTATCTTGTTACTGAACTGATGAAGGCCAAGAACGAAGTCATCGACGAACTTGACAAAGCGGAAGGTGATGTAGTTGCTACAACGGGTGGCAAGCCAGGCGGAGAAGGCTATGTCAAGACCAAGGACAAGGTAAAACTAGTGCCTAGGGACCGTTGGACGCCATTTAGAAGCGATTAATACGCCAAAATCCCCAAAAAACACACCATTACTCCTAGATTTACCCATTTTGGATAAATACATTTGCTAACAAAAATAGCGGCTCCGGAGAGGAGTTAACATTATAGAGGAGAAAACATAATGGCTGATTTAAGCACTTTTTATCAAACGTATGACAATGCCGGTTCAGGTGTTGCAGCATCTTACTTAGATGCAAACAAAAAATCAACAGCAGGACAAGGTATTGCAGGTGCAACACACATTTGTACTGTTGATCTAAACGGTGGTGGAAACTTCACTCAAGCAAAACTTGATGGTTTCTTAGAAGGTTTAGCACAAGGTGCATCACTAGTTGATGCCAATGCAAAATCTGATGCATTCACTGTTGTTGCTGTTGTAGGCGCAGTAGGTGATGCAGCAATCACTGTAGTAGCACAAGGTACTGGTACTCCAAGCACAACTGCACAAGAGTACTTTGCTGATGTAGATATCACAGCGGTAACTACTATCCCAGGTATCTCTGGCTAATATAAGTTTTAATTAACTTAATACTAAAGGGCGGTTAAGAAATTTTCCGCCCTTTTTTTATGACCGCTAAATAGACTGTATGGCACGCTATAATATCAAAACAACTGTTGATATCACCCGCTCCAATCCTGACAGGGCTGATCCTGATCAGGTCAAGCAGGCACAGCAGAGCAATTTTAATTCGCTGTTACAGGGCATCGGCATGAGAGCAAATGTTGAGTGGGATAATGATCCCACAAGGACAGTTGAAAATGACACGGCCTATTGGACGTGGCAATTTGAAGTTGAGCGTGAGGATGTATTCCTAGTAGGTGATGATCCTGTGGGTCTGCTCAAGAATGATCTGCACGGTGTTCCGATTATTAAGAATCTAACAGAAACAGAAAAGTTTGCCAAGTCCGTGTTCCTTACCAAAAACGGTACAAACAATATCTGGATAGAACAAGCATAATTCACCGATAGTTTTATCAAACTCTAATATACAATAAATATTAGCATGAACAGATTGTATTACAACACAATAATGATGAGCACCATCTTTTTCATGGTGTTTGGCTTCCTATTGTCACTGTACGGACTACACATTGATGCCCATAACATTGTTTATGTTGGCGTTAGCATAATGAGTGGTGTGTGTGCCGTGTGGTGGTTTTGGGTTATGTTTGTGATCAAGGATATGTTTATTAGGGTTGAAAAGGCAGCGGACAAAATGGTTGAGGTCAAGGAAGAACTGGGCGGAATAAGGGGACTTATTAGCAAACTATTTGAACGCCAAAGAGATAAATAAACATATCAAAAGGCACACAACAGGCTATCTATAAAAACGCATTAGGCCAACTAACGAGTTTACTAATTGCCCCAGGAGTTGGGGAGTTTTTGGAGAATACTAGATGGCAAAGAGCCAAACAACAAGTTTAGAAAAAGAAAGTCTAGAAGCACACGTTGATCTGTGCGCCCTTCGCTACGAGCAACTAGACACACGCATGACCAACCTTGAAACTAAGGTCGATAACATTCACAAGGACATCACACAGGGCCAAAAGGGTTTAACAAAAGTTATCATTGGCACTACGGGCACAGTAATTGCAGCGGTTCTTTCAGTGGTAGTTACTATCATGCTCAAGATGTAAGCACCCAAATTACAAAACGTTTAAATATAGGCCTAAGGGGCCTTTTTTTATGAGTGACGTATCAAAGCGTTTTGAAAATCTAGTCAAATCTGTCTATAAGAAATTCATAGACAACGGCATTCATCTGCCCCAAAGAACCAACGAGGGAATCTTGGTTGGTAGCGTTCTTATTAAGAGCAACGGACCCCTCAAGGACATAGTGATAGACGGCAAAACAGTGTACAAGGAAATCAGCCTAAATAGTGTGGCCATCAAGATCGCAAATGAATTAGCCAGCAACAAACCACACAAATTTTGTGATGACCTAATGGAAATTGACAGAGAATACAGCAAACATTTTATTGATAGCAAGCATTTCATTGATAACTATCATAGGGCAGTTAATGCTAATAACCCGGAAAGGGCGGATATCCTTTGGACTAGATACGAAATAGCCAAGGAAAAAGCACTTTATGCCAAATCTAGAGCAGAGGATTTGACAGGGTTTTGAATAAATAATACATACAATCTGGGAAGAGGACAATGAAAACACAAGACTTATTTAAAACAAAAGCAGAAAAGGTGAATGAATCAATTCACAAGGCTTTCGGCAAGAAGATTGACTTTACAACCTTTGATGCCGCTAAACTAGAAGACGCTAGAAACAAATTACGCACACAGATTTCACAGGTGCGCAGCACATCAGGCTTTAATGAAAACTTGGAAAACGATGCATATCATCAAGCACAATGGATGCTAGATGCTATCAATGCTGAACTGGCAGAAAGAGAAGAAACTGCAATTAATGGTCTTGAACTTGACGAATCCCCAGATAATCAAGAAGAATCAACCTCCGGAGAAGAAATGGAAACTAAAGTTACAGAAGGTGAGATCCAACAGGCTAGTGCGATCGTCACAGCAAAGACAATGGTTGATAGAATTAGCCGATTCATTGAAGAGATATCTAGCATGGAAAATGAAACGCTTCTTCAACTGGGTGATTCTATCAGAGACGAAATTGGTCAGGCAGAGTCCAAACAATTTATCGAAGCAAGTGCGCCAGCAATCCAAGCAGCACTTGAAAATCTAAAGACAACACGCGAAACACTATCAAGTGCAGTTGGTGTCCTAGCAGGTGAAGAAACATCAGGCGACATGCTTGGTGCTGAGCCTGATGAAGGTGGAGCAACTGACATGGCTGAACCAGCAGCAGATGCAGGAGCAGAAGCACCGGCTGAAGCACCAGCAGATGATTTTGCAACAGCAGAACCAGCAGCAGGTGGCATGGAAACAGCAGGTAGAGAAAAGCGTGAATCAATCGATTACGAAGCACGCCTACTTAAAACACTAGCAGGTTAATTATGAAACTGTCGGAGTTCTACCTTGACAAGGAACTTACCGATGCACTTCCGCCTCCGGGCGCAGGAGTTCAACAACCACCTCCACCACCTGGACCAGGCGGTCAACCTAATCCTGCTAATGATCCGCAAGCACAGGCCAAGATGATGGCACAAATGGCACTAGACAAACAAAATAGAAAAAAGTCCATACAAGACCAAATCAAAAATAAACAAAAAGAAATAATGAATCTTCAAAAAGAACTAGCGAGCATCAAGTAATGAGATTTGTAGAATTTGCACCAAACCAAATGATTGACAGATACGTTGTCGTATTAAAGAACATCATTGGTCGTGCTTCAAGCAAAAAGGTTCCTGCAAAACTAAATTGGGCAGGCCTCAACAAGATTCTAAAATCAAACGATGCATCACTCGCGGCAGACTATGAAACATTCAAGGCAATGTATGATAGTTCACCTGCAATCCAAAATCTAGTCAAGAACTTCAATG